CTTTGACCAGTAAATGCGGCTGAAGGAGTTGTGGTTTTTACACCTATTCCGTATGACATTTTATATGTCCTCCTTAATTAAAGTTAAAATATATTATTTTTATCTTCGCCTTTAATAAGAGAATCCATGAAGGTATCAGTTGGAGTTGTATTTTGAACACCTTGGCCACTTTGTACGCCCATAGGCTTAGGAACTGATTGAGATCGCTTAATTTGATTAAACTGAGGACTTGGTTGGGCATTAGCATTAGGAGTTGCGCCTGCAATTCCTTTTTTATACTTATAATATCCAACTAAATCATTCATATTAATAGATTTAGGATCACTCATTTCCGATATAAAACCGTCTAAGTGCTCTCCAAGATCATAATTAGTTTGAACATACTCTCTAACCTTATGAGTTTCCTGTTGTTCTCTAGCATGAGCTTGTCTTTGTAATTCCATTTTCTGAAGGCCATCTATTTTCTTATTATAGACTTCTTGCATATTAGCAATTTGATATTGGTTTTGTAAGTTTCCATACGTAACCATATCCTCTCTCCATTGCTCTGTCTGCGTATCAAACTGTGCGCTAGGACTGTTAGGATCAGAATAAGCTTCCTCTCTATTATAACCTATTGGTCTTTCAGGTTTCACTGGAGGAGGAGGAAATTCCTCTCTTCCAGGAGCTTTAGTTTCAGTAGGTTGAGGTTGTGCTTGCTGTTTGCTCAAATTAGAAATCGTTTCCTGCATTTCTTTGATTTGATTTTCCTTTTTTGCAGCTTCAGACTGCCAGTATTGATATCGAACCTGATCGTTATCAGGAGGTGTTTCAATAGGTTCAAGTTGGGGTTCAGGAGCAACTGGTTGTTGAGGCAAGGCCCCTTCAATCATATTCGCTTCTTCTTGTACAACTTCTCCTTTTGGTTCTAAAGTCCCGATTAAGTCAGCAAATGAGTCCACTGGCTGTTCAGGGGTATCAGCAAATTGTTGCTCTATAGGAGAAACATCTTCCTGGCCCTGTTCCTGAGGGGTGTCATTGTTTTGTTCTAAATTAGCTTCCATGTGCTATTTCCTTTACTTTTTGCTAGTCGACTTAGATGCGGAGTCGAGTTTAGCGCGTTCTTGTTTTGCATCTCGTAATTCTTGTTCAGCCATTGACAGAGTATCATCTAAACGTTTCTCGAATATAGTATTTGAAGCATCAGCTTTGTTTTTAACTTTATCAAGTCCTGTTTTAAATTTCTCTACCTCTATTTTCTGCTTGAGGTGAACATTCTCTCTGGTTAGTGTCTGCATATCGCCTTTATGTTTTTTAAGCTCTTCAGTCACAGCATTAAGTTGTTGTTCAAGCTTTCCAATAATGTCTGTACGTTCCATTACGCCTTCCATATCGAATATTTCAGTCTTCTTAAGAACTTCTTGTTTATCAACAATACCTGATTTGTAAGCTTCCATGTAAAATTCAAGCTCTGCATACCTATTAGAAGGTAACGTAGAACCTGAAACAAATACACAATCATACTTACCAATCGTAATATCATTAGTAACAGCGTCTATTTCTCCATTCTTCATATCTACCAATTTTTTATTGATAACATATTCAGATAGAGAGTTATTTGGATTAATAACACGAAAGACCTTTTCGTATTGATATAGTTCTTGCATCATTTGTATAGCAATTTTACCAACTCTGGTTAAACATGCTTCTACATCTGATAATTTTGATTTAATTTTTCTTTGTCCAAATTCATCTAAACTAATTGTAGCTTTATAAGTTTGTGGAGCAGCCTGCGAATTACCCATCATCATTTCATATAGACCTAATTGATGGTCAATATCTGATTTTGCAGTCTGTTCATTAGTATATAATTCATTAGGAAGAGGTGTTGGTTGAGCTACAACTGGTTGCCCCATATCAAAATCAACCTCTATACCTACACCTGGTTGCGCCCATTTCTCTTCAAATTCTTTCATATCAACAGATCCAGCTGGTACTAAGACTTTCATATTAGTAGAAGTAGTAGCATGAGCTATTATTAATGATCTTGTTTTGTTTATATAGTCTTGCAATCCTCTAACCATTCTAACATCACTTAATGGATATGGAGTTCTGGTATGTAGGTTAATTAAAGGAACTACAGGATATTCACTTGTTGGTAATATTCTACTGTATAAATACTTATCTCCTAAAACAACGCACATTTTTACTTTTTCCAATCTTACTGGTACTGCTTCTATCATTCCAGCTTTAATCATTTCAGCTTTATTTAATATTTGAACATTAGGTATTTTATCAACTTCACCTATTTTAGTCATAGCTTCTTGATATGCTGTTTCTATTTGCGTTTCAATAGCCTCTAGACTTCTTTCTAATTCTAAAGCCATTCTTTCTTCTAACATAGAGCCAGCCATTACAGCTTCTTCTAATTGAACTTTCTTTTCTTGATGTTGAACAAGTAATTCTTCTCTCATTTTTTCTATGTCTGACTCAATTGCTTGTGTAGCTTGTTGTACTTGTTGTTCTCTTTGCTTAGCAAATGCATCTTGAGCTCTTTTAATATCTTGAGGTTTTTCTAATACTTTATCCCCTATTAATCCAACCTCTTGCTCTAAGTATTGTTGCCACTCTGATTCAGATAGTTTATATTCCTTCTTATCATATCTTTGGAATATTCTATACATTACCTCATATATCTTTGTATATCTCTCGTAACCTCTTATATAGTCATCTTCTTCTAAAGAATCTATCTGACCTGGGAAAGAAATACCTATATCGTCCTTGCCGCCAGTCATAATTTCATCTGTTTCAATATCTCCAGTAGCAGCTTGTATAGACTTAACATAATCTGGATAAAGCTTTTTAGCCTGATCCTTTGTAAATAGCTTAGATACTATAATGTTCTCGGCATCATCAAAGTATCTGCTTCTAGAATTAGGATCAACATATACGTCCATTGGATCTAATTCTTTCATCATAACCTCACCCTTACCATCATCTGCGGATGGATTCTGGTATATTTGTATATATCCCATTCCACAAACGTAATAATCATCAATGGCTTGTCTTATAGAAGTCTTACCATCTGATATATCATACATATATGTAAGTAATTGGTTTAAAACGGCTGCTACTCTAACGTCTGAATCCTCACGTGGAGACACCTTGAATGCTGGTCTATTGGCAGTTAGAAGTGCTTTTGCTGTTTCTACAGCAGGATGTATCCTATTTACTACAACAGGTGCTTGGCCTCTAGATTCCATTTTACGAATCTGTTCATCAGTCCATTGTCTACCTAATCTATATTCTTGGTCTTTTCTTGCATTTTCTTCCCAATCGTATCTTTTTTTCTTATATAAATCAAAAATACGTTTAGTTTCTTCTACAATATCCCCAGAATCACCCATAGTATGGCCAAGACCTTCTATATTACGACCTTCTCCATTAAGTATATTTACTGTCTGTTTATCTTCTTGTGCCATTGGTTACCTTTTGTATGTAAAATAGACCATAATAATATAGCTATTAAAGCGTCATCCAATCAAGGAATTTATTTTTAATTGATCTATCTTCGTTAATTTCTTCGAATTCTTTATCTCTACATGGTCTTGCACCTTCTAATGCTGTCCAACACGCATCCATAACATCGTCATTCTTTCCTTTAGGAAATGATAAAAACTCTGCTTGAGCCTCAGTGTCTTGTGGTCTAAAGAAAAACTCTCCTTTAGCAAACATAGGTACTAAAGATAACAATCTTTCTGACTTTCTATTTCTAGGCTTAACACCTTTCTCTAAACCTGGTATAAAAATGTTCTCTTCTAACATTAAAGCCTTAGTTGCAGCACGTAAGGCTTCTTGATAAGCTACTGTTTCTATCTTCATTTTCTGATGCCTAAACTTCTTGAACTTGTCAATTATAGTTCTAGGTTGGTCAGCTGGAGATATGTGCTTTCTAAATATGTCTACAATGTATTTGTTGTTATCATGATCAATTGCAAGAGTAACTATAACAAAGAAATCAGCAGTTGCTGCTAAACTAGACGCTGGATCAACTCCGCCATATATATTTACGGGTTTAATCTCTTCTTTATCACCTATCTTTCTAACTAAAACAGATCTACCATCTCTTCTTTCGAAGTCATAATGATGCAATTTAATCCAATCTGGTTGAAAAGGTGCTTCTTCAGGAGATTGTGCTATATTCATATATTCCTGATAGAAACCATTTATGTTTCCAACAGATGCGTATTCTTCCTTGATTGCAGTAATACGTTCATGAGGGAATCTTTCAGGCCATATAGGATCACCTTCGTCAGTTATTATAGAATACCATAAAACAAACCAGGCTGTAGAATCCTTAGCCCAATATAAAAAGCAGTCTTCCGATATAACTGTACCAATCATAACTATTCTACCTTCATCTGATAACGATGGTATAACAGCTTCTGTCATCCACTTTCTATTCTTTGCTCTAGCTTCTGGTGTAAAAGCATTTAATTCTGATTCGAAATCATCTACTATAATAAGAGTAGGACGTGTATCGCCCTCAATAAACCCCCTAACTCTTTGCCCAGTACCTACAGCTACTATTCTAACGCCATTAGCAGTGACTACATCTGTAGCAGTCCATCTTTTAGCCGTTGTAGGCCCCTGGTCTCCAAATAATTGTTTAAATTTCTCTGAATGAGTTAAGTGATACTTGATTCTAGATAAGAAGTTAATAGACTGAGCCTGTGATTCTGATATAATAACAATAAACTCATCCTGATCATCTCTTTTGAATGCTATCTTGTGTACAGGTAAAAGGAGAGAAGTAACGGTGCTTTTAGCTGTTCCCCGTGGCGCAGCGATTAAGACCCTCCTTTTCCTATCATCTTTGAGTGCTGAGTATATTTCATGATGGAAGGACGGTGTGGCTTTACGCAGGGCAGTCGGGAAACAAACTCTACCAAATAAGGCTATATTGTTTTTTAGCTTTTTTAGTGCCTGTTTCTGCGCATATTGTTCTTCGTAATCTTCAACCATACTAGCTGTTCTCTTTATTCCCCCGAGTATCTAATTCTTTATTAGGTTTAACTTCTATAACTTCTTTTTTAGCTACTAAAGACTGTTCTTCTTCAGCTATTTCGTCTAATAGCTTCCTATTTGTAGTAGCTTCTAGTGTATGTGTTGTTTTAATGACGTTCTTGTCTTTCATACCAAGCATTTCCTGTAAATTCTCTACAACACGTAAGAAATTAGTCACATCGTTCTTAGATTCAGCCATAGATAAGCCCTTAGATAATAGATCTATAACATCTGTCTCACCATAACCTTTTTCTTCTAATACACCCTTTAATTCATCTTTTACCATACTTTGAAACTCCTTTGTTCTCATATATCTCTTGACTGTACGCCTTTTAGACTTACTAGCATTCTCAAAGACTAAATCTATGGATAAGTCCATATTAAAACAAGTAGAATATGCCATAGATAGATTACGCCATTGAGTAGAATTCTTTTTTACTTCGAGTTGTGGTTTCCCAGAAAGCGTTGCATTGGATTGTCTCCCCTCGGCAACAAGCTTTTGAGTGGGATACTTAGGAGAATGAAAGGCATAACCAAAAGGCAACCTAACATAATAAGAGTTAACACCATTATTCGATTCATACTCTCTATGCTGAATGACCTTAGCCACGTAATTATCGTCTGAAAGGGCGTATTCTCCCCTTTTAGCTTCTTTCCAGTATTTATATTGAACTCCTTCGTTTTCAGCTTCATCTTTAGTATATATAGTGTAATATGTCTTACCTACACCTTTATGGTTAATACTTATTTCATACATAATACTAGGGTTTTAGTTCATAATGAGGGAAATCATCAAACCTATTGTCTGATACCTGGAAGTCTACGTCCCAGTCTCCTCCCCAGCGAAGATTAATACCCATCCCACGAGCCAACCCAAGCACGAACCCAGCAAAAAGTGTGAAACGCTCTCGGTCATTCCAGTCAATGGGATAAGGCACAACATCAACAGCACGGCTAGGCTTTGTATTATGCCTACCCATAGGGTAATGTACTTTAGTCTTGCCTTCTTCGAAGAGCCGTTCTTGTGTTCTTTCATCTCTGTGCCCTTCAAGCACGCTACAATCAACGTGTTTAATTACTTCATTAAAGACTTTTTGTAGATCAGGGTGAGCTGTCGCTAACCTCTCTCTACTTTTTCTTCCGAACTTTGCCACCTGTTTCTCTCCTTTGTCTTATATCGGGACGCAACTGACCGCTGTAAGCTGCGCTTACATCAGTGGTTTTAAGTATCTTGTACTTATAAGCCATAGTTTTTAGCTCCCGAGTTATATTTATTAAAGTTAAGTAGCATTTACTAGGATATACCACTTAATTAAGATGTCTTAGTTAAGCACTATAACTATAGTCTAAGTTAAGCGAGTCTTACGCTAAAAAGCAATATAT